TAGATAGATTTTTCCCTTCCAGTAAAACATGTAATAAATGTGGATACATTAACCAAGACTTAAATCTTAGTATGAGAGAATGGACATGCAACGCATGTCATTCTCATCATGATAGAGATATTAATGCAAGTATTAATATCCTTAAAGAAGGTATTAAAATTATATCGTCAGGAACTGACGATTACAGACGTGGAGATGAAATAAGACCATCGCTTTGCGATGGCACAATCCGTGAAACGTCTAAAATTCTTAATTAATTTAAGAAGCCCAACCTTCTTTAGGGGTTGGGTAGTTCACCTTGGTATTTGTTGCATGTTATTGTGAATGCAATCATTACAGATTCACCTACTTTGAATAAATCTAATTTTTCAACATTATCTTGAACGAAATCTATTTTCAATTCTTGTTGTTCTTCATCAGTTTTAATGATTATTTCTCGTTTTTTAAAACCACTAGAAAAATTTTCAGTTTTGCTAATTTCTACAATAACCCCATCAATAACATAATGCATAACTTATTTATTGACTTTATTTAATCTTTCTAGATAATGTTTATCACATAGTGTTGAAATCCAACCTAGGTCTTTTCTTAACTCACCTTTTTCACCACAAGTTTCACAAATCTCGTAGCTATCTCTTTCAGCTTTAGTAATTCTATTAAATATCTCATCACTACCTTCGTTGATGTAAAATCTCATAGAGCCAAATTTTTCTTTAACCTGACATGTTTGTTTGTTCCAACCCAAAGCGATTAAATCTTCAATTAATTCTTTTATAAGTGGAAACCAACCGTTATCAACATCAAAAAAACCACAATCAGTGATTGGTTCTCTATCCGTGTAGAAACCATTTTCTAACCCCCCAATAGATTGAAGGAATTCATTCATTTGTTCGTCTGTCATCATTATAATTTAATTTTTTAATATATAATTTGTAAATGATTCAGTAATCTCATTATTTGAAATAATTAATGAATCAATTATTTTATATAAATCCCCATTATAAGCAATTGTCATAACTACTTTGTTAAAAAGTGCATCAGTTTTAAAACGTTCTTTACCATTTGGGAATTTTTCAATTATCTCATCAATATTCATCATTATAATTTAATTATATTAACTGTAATTCTACCTTGATTATGATTTGCAATTTCACCAAACGCTTTATAACTCAAATCAATTCTATTTAATGTTTTATTTCCCATTCTATCTGTAACGGTTACGATACAACTTTTATTATTAATAGGATTAGTTACCATTAATTTAGTATGTAATGGTACTGAATTATATGCAGCTGTTAAAGAATCTCTATGCATTTTAACACCAGATGCAGTTTTTGCACCATGCATATCATACCAAGTTGCAACACATTCAGTAATATCACTCTTTGTAAATGATAACAAAAATATTGCTAAAAACAAACTTAATTTTAATTTTTTCATAATTACAAAGTACAAAATAAAGCAAATGTTAACCAACCCCAACCATCTATACCCTGGGATGCTAAGTATACAATTCCGATTACAAGTGCCACTTGTAATATCCATAAGTTTTTAAGACTATCTTTCATATTTTAGTTATTTGGAAAATTTCTTTCAAACCATTCAATAACATCCAGGTCTGAATTATAGTTATCATTATTCATTACAGCAAATCTGTTTTTAACTTCTATTAATAGATTTTTAACTACTTCTCTATCAAATGTTTGATTGATTTTAGGTGCTATTGATTCTATCTTAGCAACTTCAACCTCAATATTGTCAAAATTGATACATTCATTAATGCCAGACCTAACAAAAAATTCACAAGTATCGTATTGTTCACTTGCACATGTACAATGTGATATATGGTCATTCTCTTTTACTATTCTAAATTCAATTTCAGTATCAACCTCTAATTGAGTTTTGTACATAATTTTATTGAATCTGGATAATGGTATTGATTTATGTATAATAAGACCTAATGAGTCTTCCGTTTTATAACGAACAACCCATTCATTTTCATTAACTAAGTCTAGATTTCCCTTCATGATACAAATATAGTAATTAAAACGGACAATAGGTTAGTTTTTCCAAAATAAATTCTTCATTAACTTTTAAATTATTAATTTTAAGTACTTTATAATTAATTCTTTTTGAATTAATTAAATAAACAATTGAACCTTGATGATATTTTGGTAATAATTCTTTTAATTGAAATGATTTCTTACCAATTTGACATGGTAATTGATATATTTTAGAACCAGAGCAAATAATATTTGGAAAATCTTTAAATCTATGAGATATAACCATAATTTTGATTGTATGGTTATCTAACTGTTTTTCAATAACTTTCATTTTTTATACAATTTAAAGTTCGTATAGCAAGTAGTTATATTCAATATCAAAAATTTTATGAGTTTATTATTTTTTGACCTCCCCAATCTGTTCCATCATAAGAAATGGTTTCCATTTTATCCACATCAACAAAAACACCCCAACCCCATTCAGTTTGATAAAATACTTCATTATCTTTTAACTTATCAGTTCTCCATAAACTTTCATTTGATGTTTTTGTTTTTCCGTAATATTTTATTTCTCGTTTGTCGGTCAAAGAAAATTCAATTATTTCTCCATAACCATTCAGTTTAATCTTTTCTGGTAAATTCATATTTTTCATTTGTATAAAATTTTTGATACTAAATATAACAAAGAATATGTGTCATTAAAACGAACACATATTCTCAACCGTTATACACAATATTTTTACCAATCACACCGCATAAATCCATAATTGAGTTATTTGTTCGTCAGTAATATTTTCTGGTGTTATATCATATTCGCCATATTTTTTCATATATGTTATATATTATAATTTCATATCTTTGGATAACGAGTTCCAAAAATTTAATGATTTTTGTCTGTCTTCCATTTCTTCATCATTCATAACTCTAATTATTTTATGTTCTAATAATTGTGGTGCAATAATACCTTGATTATATAACCAACTCGCTAACTTAAATTGTAGTCTTACTAATAGTGTTTTCATTTCTTATTTATTAAAATTACTCGAAAATAGGTAAAAAAGTTTCGTTATCATAACCAATAATCTTTTTACCGTTTTTTAGATTATTGGTTATCCATTTATCTTCTTCAGACCACTTTGTTTCAAATTGTGTTTTTAAATTATTCATTCGGTCTTTTAAATCTTGTGGGATATTACTATTATTTAATATCTCGTTTCTTAATTGTTCGTGTTTTTCCATAATTCTATTTTTTACAAATATACTAATTTATTTTTAATTTATCAACCCTCCCACAAAATACTGTGTATAACAAATGATAAACAACATTAAAACGATTGTTTATCATCGGACGTTAGTAGCAATTATTTTTTGCTACGTTCTGCACAAAATTTACAGTTCCCTTTGTGCGTAATTACATCTGCATTACTTCCGTGTATAGTTCCAATATACTCACAACTATCAATGATATAAATTTTCATTTCTCTACCGTTAATTGTTGTTGATGTTTCTTCTACCGTAACATTCTTGCTTTCACAACCGCAAAAAATAACAGCTACTAACAAGGCATAAAAGAAATGCCGAGTTCCTACTAAAATTGATGTTTTGTTTTTCATATTTACTTTTGTTTTAAATTGATAATTTGTAATTATATTTTCGGCACTTCTCTTATGCCCGACCGTTATAAACAATAAAAATTATTTACATTCGTCTATATTCATACGTTCATTTATCCAAAACCAGTCCCCAGATAAATGATTTTCACATTTACTTGGATATAGGTGTTGTTTCAATATGCATTTATTGGTGTCTAAATTCAAAAAATTAAAACCACATTTAGTTGGTTGAATAAACTTACACATCATCTTATTTTTATATCCAAACCAAACAACATAGTATTTTCCAAGTTTTAATTTTTTAGGTCGTCTCTTTATATCCATAATTTTTACAGTTTATAACAAGGTGTATAAGAAAGTTTGCTATAAAGTTCGGTGGTAATTTGAAGGTTCATTTAAGCAAACCTTCTCATACACCTAAACGTAATACAAAGATATGTATAATATTTTAATTATGCAAATAATTTTCTAAAATAAACCAAATCTTCATATTCACCAAGTTTTGCATTCCAAGCACCATTTGGTTCGGCACCCCATGGTTTACCTAATAATTTGGTATTCAATTTTATTGATTTAGTATTACTAGCGTGTACCACAGTATCAGCATATCTTGGTTTATACCTTCTAATGATTTCGTTAATAGCGATTAATCCCCTACCAGCTGAAAATGATGATGTAGCATATAATGAAATTATCATACCAACCTCATCTGCCCTACGAATGGTCACCTTAAATAAGAAACTATTGGATTCATTAGTCATTAATATAGTACCCCAATCATCATCAGGTATTTCAAACGTGCCAAAATATTTGTTAGTTGATAAATATGGGTAAATATCTTCATCTAAAATTGCTTTAGACATAAAATTATCAACATCTTCTTTAGTTGCTTTCTTGAACATCTTGTCGATTATAATGTAATTTGTACTCACTATTTTCAGTTTTGAAGTGTACGTAATTATCGTATTCTTCAATAATCTCGGTAACAATTGTTGTCATCCAGGTAAAATAATCATTAAATGGGCTCATTATTAAACTACATCCAACCATTGGTTTAATATGTTGACCTTTACCTCTACCATTTTCATCGAATTCAATCCATCGTATATCTCTGGAATGTTTTTGGAAATATTCATCATCGACTTTAATTAATGAACAAAAACCATTCATTTTTGAACATTCAGAACACACCATACTACCATCCATTAATGCAGATAATTTAGGTCTGTGTTCCATCACTTTTTTACAGTCAGTACAATATAAATTATTATTTTTCATATACAATCGCATTAGTTAATGTGTCATTTACAATTAATATTTAATATAGAAAAATATTGTAAAAATATTTACAATTTCCCATACTTTTACAAAAGTACTATATATTTATATAAAAAACAAGTATATGTATTATAAATTATCAGATTATGCAAAAAAGTTTAATGTAACTTATCGAACTGCTTGGAATAGGTTTAAAAAAGGTAAAATTGATGGTGCGTTCATTGATGAGACTAACCACGTATTAATACCTATTAATAAATTTGAAAATAAAAATAAAGTTATTATCTACTCTAGGGTATCTAATTCAGATAGAAAGGATAATTTAGATAGACAATCTGATAGATTATACAATTACGCTATCAATAATGGTTATACGATTATTGATAATATCAAGGAGGTTGGTTCAGGTTTAAATGATAATAGAACTAAATTAATTAAACTACTTAAAAGAAAGGATTACGATATTCTTTTAGTTGAGAATAAAGATAGGTTAACCAGATTTGGATTTAACTACATTGAAACATTATTAAATAACAATGATAAAGAAATTATCGTTGTTAATAAAACTGATGATGACAAAACAGACCTAATACAAGATTTAGTTTCAATCATATATTCATTCTCAGCAAGAATGTATGGTTTAAGAAGAAAGAAAAATAAACAAGAAATTATTGATTTTTTAGAAAAAAATGATATTAACTGAAAAACATATAATTAATACTAATCATAATTACTATAGTGAATGTGATAAAATATGTTTATTATCTAAAAACTTATATAACTATGCTAATTATATTATTAGAAATAAGTTTATCGAAACATCTAAATTAAAAGGATTAGGTGAGGTTGATTATGCCGTATATTTAAATTATTATGAAATCAGAAAAATTCTTATAAATCATTCTGATTATACCAATTTACCTAGAAAAGTATCTAACCAAACTTTGATGATATTAGATAAAAATTGGAAATCATTTTTTAAATCAATTAAAGATTATAAGGTTAACCCTAACAAATATAGTGGAAGACCTAAATTACCTAATTATAAAGACAGTAAAACAGGTAGATATATTACAACGTATGAATTAGGTGCTATTTCTACCAAGGAACTTAAAAACGGTATTATTAAGTTGTCTGGTTCTGATATTAGAATAAAAACAAATAAAACGAATATTAAACAATGTAGGATTATACCTAGAAATAATTATTATGTTATTGAAGTTTTGTATGAAGTTAAAGAATTGACTTTAAAACAAGATAATAATAGGTATTGTGGGGTTGATTTAGGTTTGGATAACCTAGCAACAGTTGTTTCTAATTGTAAAGATTTTAAACCATTTGTAATAAATGGTAAATCGGTTAAATCTATTAATCAATTCTATAATAAAGAAAAGAGTAAAATACAAAGTAACTTAGAAAAAAGACAAGATAAAAAAAATAGTAAAAAATTAGATAAATTAACTAATAAAAGAAATAATAAAATAAACGATTATTTACATAACACAAGTAGATATATTATTAATCAATTAGTTTCAAACAATATTAATACTTTAATCATTGGTAATAATAAAAACTGGAAACAAGAGATAAATATCGGGGATAAAAATAATCAAAATTTTGTTAACATACCACATACCAAATTCATTGAAATACTTAATTACAAATGTAAATTGGTTGGTATAAACGTTATTATAACTGAAGAAAGTTATACCAGTAAATGTAGTTTTTTAGATATGGAAGAAATTAAGAAACACGAAACATATAAAGGTAAACGAGTTAAAAGAGGGTTGTTTAAATCATCAAACGGTGAATTAATCAATGCCGATATGAATGGTGGTTATAATATAATAAGAAAGGTAGTTCCGAATGCTTTTGTTGACGGAATAGAGGGTATTGCAGTATATCCAGTAATCATATCACATTTATGTGGTGTCATTATGAATAATTAAATAGAATATTTTTCTATATAATTAGTAACTGTGTAATAATAATATGGTTTATCACCACTTTCTTCAATTGATACTTCAACTTTTTCAAATCTTAGTATTTCTAACTCTCTTTCAGTCATAACTATTTCATTTTTAATTCACTAAACAAGAAAATGCTCACTAAATAATACTTGTTTATTATAACAACATTTAGTTTAGTGAGCTGATTCGCAATTTGTTATTTGAATAATTCTTTATTCCACCATTTTTTTTCAGTACCTTGTGGGTCTTTTAAGTATTCAGTGACATAGTTCAATGCTCTATCAGCACTTTCAAATGCAAAATTATGGCAATCTAATTTTACCACATAACCATAATGCATTGGTTCAATGACTACAGTTCTTGCTCTACTACCCCCATCTTGCACTGGTTGTGGGTCTGGGTTTAATTCCGCTTCAGCGTAACTATAGTCACTAGTTATTTGTTCATTATCTACCAACATTTCTGTTTGTGGTTCATTGTCATAGACTAAACGACCAGGACGTGCTGCGTCCACTCTTCTACTTTCATTCATATTTATTTGTTTTTAAAAATTACTATTTAATCCAACCAGTTCTAACTAATTCATCTCTCATTTTACCCCAATCAATGAATGGTCTATTTGAATATTCTTGGTCAAATTTTAATGGGGCAAATGCTGCGGCATCATCCAAAATTAATTGGCCGTATGCTTTTGGTGAATCAGTCCATTCATGTTGTGATGGGTTGGTTTGAATACCAAATAATGGTATTTCATTTTCTTTAAATCAATTAACTGCATCATCTAATTTCTTACCACTTCGCATTGTAAATAGGATTAGTTGATGTTTATTTTTAATAAGTTCTTTCAAAACTGGAACTGCACCAATATCTTTACCTACTCTTGGATAATCGTGTGTTACGACTGTCCCGTCAAAATCAACAACTATGTGCATATTATAATGGATTACTTTTAACAATCCAACATCTTAATCCATCACCCTCATCTTTACTAAACCCTTGGAATACCTCACCACTTAATGGGCTTTTACCTGAATCAGCTAGAGGTATCAAATGTTCAACTATATCCTGGAATGTTTCGAATGAGCAATCAAATTTTTCATAAATTGCTTCTTCAATTTCACTGTAATCAACTTCATCATAATCTAAGTCTAAAATATGACAAGCCAATTCTTCGATATCGTGCCAATGAACACGATGTGGTTTAAATTCATTTGTTTTATTCATTTGTTTTATTTTTAGCAAATTTACTATTTAATTCTTATATAAAACAACAACTTACTGCAAATTAGGGGTAAACCCTCAACTTTGTTGTTTTATATAAGAATCTAATAAACCCTTTATATTTTCATACCCAGCTGGGTTAGCCGAATGTACCACAAATTCTGGTAATATTAAATTATTATCTAAACAATAATTGACCAACCAGTGTGCTGAATCATAACCAGTGTATTCTCTATTGTTATCCATATCAAACCATTCTTCGATTGGTAATACACCTTTTAAGTTGGTGTCATCACCCAAATCGTGGTCAAATGATATCAAATCTGGTAAACCATTCTGTTCAATCCAATTAACAAATTGACCATGGGACCTAACAATATACCATTCTTCATGGTATATTGTTAAATCAACACCTCTATATGTCATATAATGTGTTTTTGGGCAATCTGTTGGTATTCTTAAATCATCAAGGAATAATCTTTTAATTTGATTCTTCATTTTTTTTAAGTTCATAGAAACCCAACTATCTTTAGTGGTTGGGAGGAAATGAACTACGTTTCCCTCTTTGATTAATAATAATTTTTACAAATATACTAATTTATTTTTTATAAAACAAAATTTAACAATTATTTAACATTTAATTTTGTCTTTTTTACTTTTTCCCTATATTTATATATAGGGAATGTTTAATTATGATACTTACTCTTAAAAATAATCTGATTTTAAGTGAAAATGATAAATTTATCGTAGATAAATTATCATTTCATTCAGCTAGATTATATAATTCTTGTAACTATGTAATAAAAGAATATTTTAAATTAAATGATTCTTATCTTAATTATAATGAACAATATCATATCATAAAAGATAATGAACATTATAGTTATTTAATTACTGATTCAGCACAACAAATTCATAGGATTGTTGATAGAAATTTTAAATCATTCTTTTCTTTATTAAAACTAAAAAATAAAGGTAAATATTCAGCAGATGTAAAAGTACCCAACTACTTACCAAAAGAAGATGGGTGGTCCATCTTCGTTGCTGGTAGAAGTGCTAGAGTTAAAGGTAATAAAGTATATATTGGGTTAACTAAAAAGTTTAGAGATTTATATAATATTACTCAAAAAGATTTAATATTAGATTTACCTACTAATCTTAATATAACTAAATTACAACAATTACAAATTAAACCCACCTACGGGGGTAAACAATATGAAATTCTATTTTGTTATGAAAAACATAATGAAATTAAACCATTAAATAAAAAGAATTATATTAGTTTAGATTGTGGATTAGATAATCTAATAACAACTTATGATACAGTTAATAAAAAATCATTTATCTTTAATGGTAAACTATTAAAATCAGTTAATCAACATTATAATAAAACTAAAGCTAAATTACAAAGTAGTTATGAAATAAATAAAATAAAAGATAAAAACACAAAAAGATTTATTAAATTAAGTGAATATAGAAAAAATTATATTAATAATTATTTAAATAATACAGTAAGTAAAGTGGTTAATTATTGTTTAAATAATGATATAGGTACTTTAGTAATAGGTGATTTTAAAGGAATAAAACAAGAAATTAATTTAGGAAGTAAGAATAATCAGAACTTTGTTTCGATACCTTTCGGTATATTAAAAAAAAAATTAGAAGCAAAATGTAATTATTATGGAATAGATTATATATTACAAGAAGAAAGTTATACAAGCAAATGCTCCGCATTAGATTTAGAGGTAATAGGTAAGAAGGAAACTTATTTAGGTAAACGAATTAAACGTGGATTATTTAAAACATCTGAAGATGTTTTAATTCATGCAGATGTAAATGGTTGTATAAATATTTTAAGAAAATATCTTAAAAGTAAGTTTGGTAGGGATTTATCCCTTACGGATATAAGCGGTGCTATAAACCACCCAGTTAGGATTAATCCTACAAAACCCATTGGTCTTTAGCCGATGGGTAGTTTATTTTTATCGATTAAATCATCATAATATTCTTGCAAATCATTTAAGGACATAAAACCAGAATCAAAATCTTTTTCAATTGATTTAATATCTTCAATTAAATCTTGTTTTTTACCTTTTCTATAATATGTTGATTCAATCATACTAGCTAAATCTTGGACTTGCTCACAAGCTCTAACTGATATCCTTAAATCATACCATTCCCATTTTGTTTTATAATCGGTAAGTTGATAACCTTTAGTTATTTTATTAAATAATCGATTTAATTTCCAGTTCCTAACTCTTACAATTGAATTATCGTTACCGAATAGATGTAAAAATCTTAGAAACCATTTTGGACACCATTTAGGTCTCATTTTATAATCCATAAATATTATTAAAGGTTCCATTACTTTAAAAATATCACCTTCCTCATTCCATGGTACTGAACCGATATAGGTATATTTATCATGGAATGTTTTTGGTCTAAATACTTTTACCAAATCACCAATTGTAATATTCATTGTGTGTACTGGACCAGATTTTGCTTTTTTACCTTTGAATATGGTAATATTTTTTATTTTATTCATATATTCTTTTAACAATTTAACTTAAATTCTGGATTATAAAATTTCAATCCATACATTAATCCAAACCAATTCATTTCGTTTTCAGCTGATTCTTTGCTAAGTTTTAATGATTTCCTAAGATAGTTAACACCAAATTTTTTCCATTCACAATATTGTTCTTCAGTCATAGTCCATTGTGCGTACCAATCATCTTCTCTACTTTTAATGTCATCATATTTAACATCATGTCCAGCAATTTTGAACATTTCATTAATCAAATCGATAACTGATTGATTTTTCTTTTCTTCATAACTTAATCTTTTTGCCATAAATTAAAATTATTCATTTATTATTTCCATTATTAACACCCATTCATCACAAGTTGGTGATGTTTCATTGAAGTCAGCATCAAAATGACGAATCATATATTCTGGTTCCAATCCATAATCACCAAACAAAAATTGAACGATAGCGATATATTGACCATCACCACCATCAACAACTACTTCATATATTTCTTGGTCCCCATCATCTATTCTACCAACTTGCCAATTATCATGTGGGTCGAGTATATTTGCAATTCTGATTAATTTATCATCAGAAAGGTTTTTAATCATTTTACTAGTTAAATTCATAATAATATGTCTAATCCCACCAACCATTAATTTTATCGGATATTATTTTAAATACCAATTCCTTTGCTTTTTCTTGTCTTAATTGGCTCATAATCATAGCAACAAATATAATATCATTTTTATCTTTTGTAAACTTATCTTTATTTTTTTCAATATGATTAATAGCCCTTTTGTACCATGTTGGATATTTTTTGAAATAAGAATCAAAATCTTCACTTATAACATCAATTTTCAATTCACTAAATCCTGGTTTATCTTCAATATCTAAAAATTCAAATTCAGATTCATGGTAATCCATATATTCACTATCATAATAACCTTCCTTAACCCTATTGATTAATTCAGCGCAAGTTAACATATCTCTAGCATCTTCTTGTGCTGTAGTATGTCTATCCATGATACTAATATAATTAGCTTGTTTCCTTAATTTAAATTCAAGGATTTGATATATGTAGAAATGGTCCCAATCTCTATCTCTCCAGATTATTGGTAACCATTTCCATATATTTATAACACTTCTTTTTAATTCTCTAAATCTCCACATTAGTTATTGTTTTTATGGTAATCTCTTATTTTGTTAAGTAATGATTGATTAAAGTTAGTAAACCATTTTGGGTTACATTCTTTATGTTCAATTTGTTTTATTTCACCACAACTATATGTTGAACGGATTCCACCTTTATACATTTTAATTGTACCATCTGATTCAATAATTTTGGTTGGTGTGTCTCTATGTTTAAAACCAATTACTGAATGAAAAATTTTAAATTCACTTCTGTCCATTTTTTACAATTTTAAAGTTAATATTATTGAAACTTTTTAAACATTTCATAATGCAAATATAGTTATTATATTTTAATTAAAGAAAAATTTTAATTAATTATTGAATAATTGATATCATTAATTTCCAAAGATAATATAATATTATTTAATATTTCTTTTGGTTGGTCATTCCATGTTTTAATCAATTCTCTAGCTTGATAATATTTTTCAAATTCATCCATATCAAAAATATCATTTTGAGAATAATTTTTGTGTTGGTGAAGATATAATTCAGCGACTTGAATCATATCATCTTGATTGTTTATTTTTATCATTTTTTTTAGTTTTAATTATGCAAATATATTAATAATATTTCAAATGAACAAATTAATTTAATAACATTTCCAATTTAATACCTCGTTTTTTCATATTTTTAGCCATAATTTTAAGTGCTTTTTGTTTTGATTGTCTAACACTTTCACGATTAGCGTTAACTCTTTCACCAATTTCAATTAGTGTTAATGGTTCTTGATTGTACAACCCAAAACTTAAAATTATAATTTCTTTTTGTTTTTCATCCAATTTATCCATAAGTGATTCTAATATTCGATTTAAATCTTCATCATTAACAATTGAATCAGACTTGTACGAATTTTTATCTTCAATAACGTCTAGCATATTGCCACTATCACTATCACTACTAAATGGTGAATCCAATGATGAAACACTTATTTTATCAATATCCATTAATAATGATACATCATCAATGTTAAAGTTATTATCATCATTATCAATAAAATCAGATGATGTTACAGGTCTACCATTTATTTGTTCCATAATGGAAATCTGTTTTTTTAACTTATTTAAGTTATTGATTTTATTAACTGGTATTCTTATCGAACTTGCTGATTTATTAAAATAATCAGACATATTTTTTCTAATATACCAAACAGCATAAGATATGAATTTAAATCCTCTTGATGGTTCGAATTTTCTTGCAGCTTCGATTAAACCATAATTACCCTCATTAACCAATTCTTCAAGCGGTGCTTTAGAATTTGCATATTGTTTTGCAACACTAATCACAAATTTTAGATTTTTTCTAACTAATTCATCCAATGCTTGTTCATCACCATTATATGCTTTAACCGCACAATTATATTCCTCATCTGGTGTTTGGAATGGTTTAATAGCTCTAAGGTCAAATAAATATTGATTAAATGCTTTACTTGAATTTCTGTCGGTAATCTTTGCTGTAATTCTTAACTGTTTCATATTTAATTTTAAAATTTAATGTTTAATTCTCGTTCTATATCTCTCTTTTTAATATCTTCTCTTTTATCTCTAACATTTTTACCCCTACATAACGCTATCTCCAATTTAATAAAACCATTTTTGATTACTACAGATAGTGGTACAATTGTTAATCCCTTTTTATTTAAATCAGATTCTAATTTTAATATTTCCTTTTTATTTAAAAGTAATTTTCTAATTCTGGTTGGTTCATAACTATCATATTTATTGGCTCTTTCATATTCACTAACATGCATCCCCTTTATGAATATTTCACCATTAGAAATATAACAATAAGCTTCTGATATTGACGCTTTATGACCCCTAACACTTTTAACCTCACCACCAACCAATTTAATACCAGCCAAATATTTTTCAATAAATTCATATTCGTACCTGGCTTTATTATTCTTAATAATAATATCCATTTTGTTTTATTTTTAACAAAGGTAAGTAATCTTTTTCAATCCACCAAATTTTTTTCAATTAAAATTTAAAATTGTTTGTTCAGATATTCTAACACATTCATTAACAAACCAATTATTAATTATTTTTTCAATAAAACTATAACTATATTTAGATTTAAATTCAGATACGATATCCCTAATTTCTATTTCCTTACCTTTAAAATCACATATCACCCAATTTCTGTAACCCAATTTAACTTTATATTTGAATCTAATATAATCTAATATATCATTCTCAAAATCTTTAATTAGTTGGTTGTACCAAGTTTTAACTAATTCTGATATTGGTTTATTATTAATTTCATCAAAACCTAAAGAATATTTTAAATCATCTAAAAAAAAATAATAACCAAACGGTTCATCATTTAAATAACTTAATCTGAATCCATCACCTAAACATATATATTTTTTGTTTATATAATAAAATAAAAATTCAGATTCGGTCATTTTTCAATTTAGAATTATGCGAATATAGTTAATATAATTAAAAAAACAATGATTTTAATGATTATTTTTAATATTTATAAATATGGAATTTATAAATTTTGAACCTTATGATAGAATTAGTAGTGTATATTATTTAACTAAAGCTATTAATGAATGTAGATTGCTAGTTGAATCTAATCCTAAACTTAATTCATTGATTATTGAAGATGATTCCCATCATTATGAATGGGACTTCACAAGCAATAAATTCTACGATAGAATTAATAATATAGAAAGTGATATTAAAAAATCAGTTTCATATATTAGAACAGCTGAACAAGGAATTGATTTTATCAATAATTTAATAACTAAAATATCTGAATTACCAGACAAAATAAAATTAGATTTAATTAAGTTAACAATTGGTTCTATGGCGATAACTTTAGGTTATAACCAATTAGTGGATATTGAAAATAATATTCAACCAATTTCTAAAGAAACTAAAATTGTTAATCAGGTTTTGGATAAAGAGATATCAAAAAAAGAATCAAAACCAGAAGTAACTAAATTAACTTTCTCAAATGATTTGGTTGATTTATTAAAAAATGAAGAGGGTATTGGTGGTAAACCAGTGTTGACTGCTTATGATTTGGGTGATGGAGCTTATACAATCGGTTATGGGCATGCTGTATTTAAAGACCCTTCTAGAGGTGATAATGGTGGTAAATATGACTTCTTACCTAAATATAGTCAAATTACACCAGGTAAAACTAGAATAACACCTGAACAATCCGAAATACTATTAAAAGATGATATTAAAATAGCATCTGACGGTTTGGATAGGTTACTTAACCAATGGAGTAATAAAGGTATCAACCCTAAAATAACACAACCAATGTACGATGCTATGGTTTCAATGATTTATAATATGGGGATTGATAATTTTAGACGCAGTGATTTTATTCAATTTGTTAAAAACAATCAATTTATAAAGGCAGCTGAATTAATAAAAAGTACAAGTAGTCAACTATTTGATGAATACCCTGGACTAATAACTAGAAGAGCTAGAGAGTCTAAAATGTTTAAAAGTGGTTTAAATTAAATTACATCAGTACTTTCTAATAAGGTGTAACTAAATTTATTTCCGTGAATTTTTGATGCTTTTTTACAAATTTTCATAAATACATCAAAATCCTTAACTCGTTTAAATACCTGACATCCGTGACTCCAATCATCAACCCAAGTTGAATCTTGTCCAGCTTTATGTATATTTATACCAAACATACCAGCGTCTGTAACATTTTCATCATATATCATATTCTTATTAGCGTCACGAAATACAGTTACATTACCTAACCTTTGACATAATGCGTCATATTTACCTTGATGTTTATCAACCATCCATACACCTCTATATTGATTTGGGACTAATCTAGCAACACCTTTTTTATTGGTGAATTTTTCAACACCTTTTTTACCAGGGTCTGTAGTTGAATTCCAACAATAAAATTGCCAATTACCTTTTTCATCTTTAAATGATATTGTGATTAAATCATCAAATACGTTTGTTACTTTTTTAGCAACACTAGGTGTATTATTCCTAATACCAACAATGTTTACATCAAAACCTTTGTTAGTTTCATCGTCAAACCATTTATACCCTTTAGCTTTAACAGCTGTTTCAATTTGTTCTCTATTGTAGCTCATAATTTATTTTGTTAACCATTCGTAATATTTTTTTGTCAATTCTAATCTATGGTCTAAACCATTTGTACCCCCATTAATTCTTTTTGTTAATGATAATATAGTTGAATCAGTAACACCTTTATCACATATACTCCAAAGTTTATTCTTATCAAAGAAGTATTTTGCAGATTCAAATGCATAATCAGTTGCTACCAAATCTGGATTTGTCATAATTTCTGGATTTTTTAAATAATCCGAAAACCCCTTATAATTAGCCTTACCAGTTAATTGTATTGCACCCCTACCTCTATATTTCCAACCATCTTTTGATGCTTCATTACCATTACCCATTCTATCAGCATAAACTCTAGATGCTATTTTTTCAGGTTGTTTGGCGTAAGATTCTTCTAGGTTACCTGGGAAATATTTACCGAAAGTAGTTTGTAAACCTTTGACTGAATAATTTAAATTCTCACTAAATGATTTAAACTCACCAGTTTCATGACTAATTTGACCACAAAAATGTGCAGTTTGTTCATCAGTTAATTTAAAATACGTTTTGATTGCTTTTATAGTTTTTGGACCAAATGAACCATCAGGTGTTACTCCAATCTTTTCTTGTAATTTTACTAATGACATAATATTATTGTTTAATAATAAATATAAAAAATAATTAAAAAATCCTATTATTACCTCCAGAATGTACTAATTTTAGTGCACTAGGTGGAATTGCATTAAATGTTACAATATGTTTTTTAGATGACTCGTAATAATAGTAGAGACTACCAATTAAATATAAAAAAAGAAAAAGCCTTAAAAATGTATAAAGATGGAATCCCTACATCAACTATTATGAAAGGAGTAGGGATTGCAAAAACTACATTAAATAGACATTTAAAACCCTTTAGGTGAGGGTAGTATATCCCATTTCACCATTTTTATCCTTAACAAAATTAATATGTTGTGCCCTCCCATCTTTATGAATGATTACGTGACTCTGAAACCATGAGCTAGGGCCTACATTATATCCCACACGTAGTTTTGTACTAGTACCCACGGCTATAGCACCATCTTTTCTACCTGGTGAGTTACCAGTTAAAGATACTTGACCAGTTTTAGCTGACTGAACCCAAAAACATTTATTTTCAACTGAAACGCAATAGACTTTTGTATTACTTTGGTAGGTATTAAAACCCCAACCATTGAATCTAACATCATGGTTCATTTTTTTACTACTTCGATTAAAATCTCTATCACTACACCAAGTTATAACGTTCGATGTTTTATGGTTTTCATTTTCATATTCTCGTTTATTTACAGTATGTGAATAACCTAACCTGTTTAAAGCAGATGAAATTACACTACACTCAACTTTATTAGATGTACTATATTGGTTTCCATTATTACCAGTATCATAAGTTCCATCCCAAAATTTTAATTCATCAATTAAAATTTCAAGTGATTTGTAATCCCATTCTAGGATTTCTACAGATATATTTTTAACAGTTTTTATATTGTATTTATATTTCATTAAATTTTTAAACGTTTCACCCCTAGTTGAAATATAGCCATCAAAATTATTCTCTTCATCAGTATATATTTTTAAATCATCACCAAAAAAATCTTTCAATCTATCAATTTTTCTTTTCTTTTTTAAATGAAATCTAATTCTATATTTATCTTGAGAACCGTCAGCAGCAATGGCTACAATCTGCCTAATAACTTTTTCTGGAATTGATGTACCAAAAGTATCTTCTGGTAATGCTGATAATGGTAATTCTGAAGATGACCTAGTACATATAGCTTCACTAGCTGGTATGTATGAACCATCTCTCAACATTAACATATGTTTATCTGTAAATGTTTGTTCAAAACCATTACCACTTATTTGTAACATAACACCATTATAATCACTTTCAATAAATTCATTAACCACGTTCCAAACATTCTTATTTGTTATTGAATCGTAACTGAGAATTATATCACCTTGTTTAATAGCTCTTATTTCTTTCCACCCATTATCTTTTGTTTGAACCTTATACTCAGCTGGTAAGCAATGGTAATGCCCAACTATTATTTTAGTATTCAGTTTGCGGAATTGTAGTAACGACCCTCTAGAGCCGTTTGAGCCAGAATCACCATGAGCTCCACATTCCCAACCTTTAATTTTATATGATGAGCTTCTACCTAATGTAATAAAATTAGGAAATTTATCATTAATTAATTCTGGAATAACACCCTTTACATCGTCAAACCCAGTTGAGTATTGCCTAAGTAATCTCGCACTTAAATCCATATATAATGGTGCGTTTTTAAATGTTGGTTGTTTCTTCCAATCCTCATTCTTTAACCACCTATCAACAAAATCATCATGATTACTTCTAACAATAACAACGTTTTCAAATTTAGTAAAACGATTTAATTGTTCTAACATACAATTAATTTCTTTACCTAAATCATTAGTTCCTTGAACTTCTTTACCATATTGAATAAATGGGTCTTTCATTTGGTGGTGACTAATTGAGTCACCATCAAAAACATCATGTAAAACCACATGTTTAGGTTTTAAATTATCCATTAATTCAATGGTTTTACTTAAAACAACTTCATCATGGTGACCAATATGTAAATCACCTAATACAATACCTTCAATTTTATCAATTTTAGATACAACACCTTTACTAACATTGTAATATAAATCAGTAAAATCACCCGTTTTATCATCAGCAGTCACTTGACGAACAAAAAATGTTTCATCATCTTTTATTTCAACAATAACAAATCCAAATGTGTGATGAAAATCACCAGTTTTACCAGCTTTAGAATCTGTATAATTCTTTTTAGTGATAGCGCCAGTAGTTAGCATCATTTTTGGCTTACAACCCTCTAAAACAGGTATCATTTCTAATTGTACTTTTGGGCTACCGAATATACATGAGTTAACACCACTTAAAGCTTGTAACCCGACCATTGGATTGACTGCTGTCGGTTGTATTTTTATATCAGATAAAATTGATACATATTCGTGAATATCATGTCTATTAGCATCCAGATATTTTATAATTTTATCATCCCATTTTTCTTCTGATTGTTGATTTTGTGTCCACATTGATGTTGGGTTTTTATACCTACCCGCAATTATGTGAATGTCAGCATTAATATGTTTGGCATATGCCTCGATATTTTTTAAAAAGGAAGGGTGTGTTGACGTATTATTTTGGGCAAAGGAAATTATGAACCTTTTCTTGGTGTTATCATGAACTCTAGATTTTGCTTTTAAATATTGCTCTGGTTCAATATCAGTTTTTTCTTTAAAGTCTAATTTAACAAACCATTTCCTCATTGTTCGTTCTGTCACACCATACTCATCTCCTAATTTAATTGCTAATTTTTCAACAGTTAAATTTAGGTTAACTCTGTTGTAATATTGTTCTTTGATGCTATTAATTTCTTCGTCAGTTAAATTTTTAAACTTCATATTTATTTATTAAATTTATTATTATATTTACTTAAAGTTGATGCTAAATTTTTCTTCGCTTTAAATAAATTAGATTTTGAAGTACCCACATTTAAATTTAGTTCTTCAGCAATTTCATCATGGGTGTAATCACTAATGTAGTATAATTCAAAGACTTTTTTGTATTTTGGTGATAATTTTGATATTGCATTTTTCAAATCATTAACTAATGTACTTTCATCATCTAAAAAAGATAAGTCAAGCTCATCAATAAATTCATTATCACTAATTTCATCATTAGTTATAATTCTTTTTTTAACTCTAAGGTAATCAATTACTTTATTTTTAGTAAATACTTTAACCCAAGCAGTTAAACCTAATATATTGTTACCTTTAAATTTATTTATATCATCAATTAATTTAATGAAAATATCATGAGATAAATCTTCAGATTCCATCTTATTTTTTAATAATTTAAAGCAAATATTAAATATGAATTTATTGAATTTTAAATATAATAAGTTTTGAAGTACTTTATTATCTTTTGAATCATTAGATATTAAAAAGGAAATATCTTTGTCTAAATCAATTTTACCCATAATTATATATTTAAATTTCTCTAACGTAGTATATGAAACCTTGTTCAGAATTAATCTCAAAAATATTAGATAAATGTTCAGCTTCTACTTTATCATCAAATTCCAATATTTCATTATTTGTATCCACCAACAATACATGTTGTGGTTTACCTTTTTTGTTTTGTAATATCTTAACGATTACAAAGGATTTTTCAAATTTATTCATATTAATTGATTTTTAGGTTCGTACTTAATCCAGTTTCTATCATACCACTTAGTTTTATAATTACCTGGTTCAAATGAACTAGTATATAAAATAATATCTAAAGCCATTGGTAATTCATCATATAATTCCATCAATTCATTTTTTTTATCATCAGATAAATCAATACCTAAGATTTCATCATTTAATGGGTCGAAATTATCTCGTTTACCGTTAATTATGATATTCATATCTTCAATAAGGTCATCACCGCCAAATGGTGAATCACCATATTCCTCATTATCATTACCTTTTGATACGATAAAGTTCGTATCTAATGACCATTTAAGGTGTTTTAATAACTTAATGTGGTTTTCTTTTAATTCAAATTTTATTAATGCCATGTTGCAAATATACTAATAAATTAATTATTATCATTTAATAATCTATCTAATTCTTCATGTAATTTTGAAATATAGACAGATAATTGAGGATTGGTTTGACCTAAACCTTCATAAAACTTAATTAAGTTTCTAATATCCTGAATTTGTTTTTCGTTATCACTCATTTATAGATTGAATATTAGTTAATATTTCTTTAACAACTATTGATAGTTCTTTACCATCATATCTACCACCATAGTTTTGATTGAAGTGGTTCATAATTTTACCCATATCTTTTTGTGATGTTAAGTTATTATTATTAACAAATAAACTAACCTCATTAATTATTTCGATTTTAGTCATTTGTTTCGGCATATATTTTTCAAGTACAGCAACTTCAGATTGGTCACCACCAGTTTCATTGATACCTTCAATCGATTTTTTAACCAACTTAACAATATCAGCATCTGATAATTCAATTTTACCACTCGGTGATTGTTCAGCTCTTTGAATTTCACCTTTCAAAACTCTAAGAACATTTAATGTTGTCGTTTCTTTGTTTTTCATTGCAGAAACTAAATCTTCATTAATTTGTTTTTGTAACATATATTTATTTTTTAATTTTTATATAATATTGGTAGGGTTTGTCGTTATCCAAAGCAAAAAAAGACCAATTTAATAACCCTTGTTTAACCTTATCATTAATTTCACTTCTTTTAGGTAAATCACCAAAGGCTTTATGTTTTTCAAATCTACTATCACTCAAACCTTTTTTATCATCAAAGATTGTTAATTCGTTATCACTAACCTTTGTTCTAACTTTTGACATAATTAATTATCTAATTAATTCGTTTAATCTATTTTGTAGTAAATCTAACCGTTTATCAATCTCTGATATTTGTTTTTCTACTTCTGGAGTAATATTAATTCCAGCATTTTGAGATTTTAATTTTGATTTTTCTCGATTTAATTTATCACCTTCCGCAACGATTGCGTCATACATTAATGCTTTTTCTTGATTTGTCATTTGTTTTCTTTATTTAATTTATCAACAACTTCTGTTAATATTGTTGATTTATCCCAATAACCTAATTTATCAGCTTCAGTAATTAATTTAATTAAACCGTTGGTCATCAATTCCAAATCTTGGGTTATTAATTCAATTTCTGATTCTTTATTTTTTGGTTGTTCTTGGTATGGTTTTCCGATTCTAATTTCATTATTTTCCCTTTCAGAATCATAATCTAAATATATTATATTTTTCATATTGCAAATATAGTAACAAAATTTAAAAAAATGAAATTTATTATTGGATAAGGGATATTTATTAAAAAAAAATTAAACATTATGTCAAAAACATCGAAAACAAGCACAGTTTCAGGTTTTTTAACAAAACCAAAAAAGAAACGACCAGGAATCCATGCAAAGAGTGGTACTTCCAAAAGCAAAAAATCTAAAAATTATAAAAAACCTTATACCTCACAAGGTAAATAATAATTTTTTGTTTTAAAAAATAAAACCTATTGATTTCTCAATAGGTTTTTTATTTTCAAGATTATTTAACGTTTCAATTTACCTTTTTTAAAAATTCCATTTATCTTCTTCGACTTCTTTTTCAATATTAATTAAATCTCTAATCCTTGCAGCATCTTCATATCTTTCATCCTCTACTGCTTTATTTAATTGAATGTCTAAAGGTATTTTTTTATTAATTGATTCACCAAATGGTGTTGATATCATATCAATGATAGTTAGTTTACCATTTTTAGTCATAAATGTTTTTTTCTCAAAAGTAAAACCATCTTCATCAAATATTTCTGTTGAAATTAAATCACCAAAATTATCATCACCATTACTAATTGAATCCTTCATATTCAATATTCTCTTTAAGAATTCATTAATATCAAACCCATCATCATTACTATCATTTAAGAACCCATCTAACATATTATTAATATTTTATTTTTAATTATTTATTAATAAATATAACCAATATTGAACCAAAAACAAAAACGTGACAATTTGTCACGTTTTTTTTATTATTTAATATTTAAGAATGTACCAGAACCACCAGCAATTGTGGTAGGTAATTTACCATCCCATGCTTGTGCTTTGATATATTCAATATACATTGGTGTTAACTCTTGTTGTTTAAGTTTGATGACTTTAGCAGCGGCTGATGCATTAATAACTTGTTCAGCACTATCAGCTCTAGCAACAGCAATCTTTCTTTTACCGTCAGCAATTGCAGCCAACGCTTGTTGTTCAGATGCTTGAGCTTGTTGAATTGATTTTGTTTTAGCAATAATTGATTCTTGTAATGCTTCTGGTGGTGTGATGTTTGTTCTTAGTTGTGAAACATTAAACCACTTAGAAAGTCTTGTGTTACATTCTACAACAATTGCTGATTCAAACGCTTGTCTATGATTGAATATACTATCAACCTCCCATTTGTTAGCTTCATCATTAACGGCTCCAACAATTGCGTTTTTAAGCCAAAACTGTTCAATGTCTGATATTGGTTTTCTTAAATTAACAAACATATCCCCGATAGCATTTTCTTTTAATGAATAATTAAATGTTGGTTTAATTGTTGCCGAGAAACCTCCTTTTAAAATAACAATTTGGTCATCATATTCAATGTGTTGTTGATAAATCGGAAACTCTAATATTTGTTCTGTCCAAGTATTATACATTACCCAACCAGTTTTGTATTGATAACTTGACACACCTCTTTGACTACCAACTAAGTTAACCTTTAACCCTTTGTTTCCAGCATCAATTTTCTCAATAGCAAATGGTTGTATTAAACTAATGATAATTGATAATAACAAAATTGACAACGGTTTAACAAGCCAGGATGGTTTGAATTTTTCTGAATTACCATAACGTGATTCAACCATTTCAAACATTTGTTCTCGTGTTGTGTAAGCAATAACTCCAGCAATCGCTAATCCTAAAATAAAAATTAATAATCCAATCATTTTTCTTTTTTTTTAATTGTTTTTAAATATAGTTATTGTTTCGTGTGCTGCAAAAATGAAAATTCCAACCAACCCAACGAAACTTAACAGTTGGAGGAATCCGTTTAATTCTCTGCTGATAATATATTCAGCAAATAATGATGTGATTGTGATAAAACCCAGCCACAATAATAAAATTTTAAAGTACTTCATCGTATATATTTTTATATGTTGATGCAAATATAGTACTTTAAATTTTATTATGCAAGTTTTTTTTTATTATTGTGGTCTTGGTGCAAATTTACCAGTTAATACTGATGCAACTCTACTTAAAAATGAACCCCTTTCTTCTGGTGCACCACCACCTTGTTCATATTGTTTTATCAATTCAGATAATGCAACTTCTTTATCACGTTTCATTTTATCTTTGTAATCGATTACATCTTTAAGACCCATGAACCAATAACCTTCAAATTGTTCTAAGTCACTGAATATTTCTTGTTCAGACCTTATTTCAATATTTTCATAACCTGGTGTTCTATTTGGTGCCCATATTGTAAAAGCTTCGATATTCATTTTAGTTGCTGGTGGGTTTAGTTGATATGGTCTATATATTCCCGTTTTTAAAAACTCACCTAATCCAGCACTTTCCCATATTTTTTTATCTGGTATCACCATATCTAAATCACCAACTTGTAATGGAAAATTTTTAGAGTCCATTTTATTTAATTCAGCAATTAAATCTGGATATAAGTATAATCTAGCTGAACCTGATATAAAATATACCTTATCATTTGGATTTATTTTAAACTTAGCAAAAATAACTGTGTTTGCTTCTTTTAATAATGGTTCCAAACCACCACCTAAACCTTCGGTTAATGTTTCACCATTTCTAAGTATGGATTCCAATTTTTTCCAAACATTACCTTCATTTAAGGTTTCTTGGTATAATTTAGATAATTTCATATTCTTTTAATCTATCTACAATTTTTTTGTTATATTGATTTTCAATTGTCAATTTTTTAAATGATAGAAACATACTTTTTGGGCTTGGTCCTTTCAAATATAAAAAGTTATAAGCTGACCAATCATTAGTCATATAATAACCCTTTCTATTTTTCATCATATCCAATAAACACATTGGGTGTTTATTAACATATTTCCAATCATATTTATGACAAGTTTTACTAACTTTTTTCATGAATAAAATAAATTCAATAATTCTAGTTACCAATATTACCAAAACTAAACCTATAATCGTAATTGCTATCATACTATAAATATTTTAATATCAACAAAGATAATAATAATATTTCAATTAATCAAATTAAATGTTTATTTTTTTAGATTCTTCAATAATCAAATTAATAGCATCACTCAATGAATCTTTATTTACCAAACAAATATCTTGAATTTTAACCATTGATATAGCTGAATCTATATAATCATCAAAACCTATAATTTCATCAACCTCATAGAAATTTTTAAGGTATTCAGTGATTTCAGTTTTCTTTGGGTTACTTATTTCTAATTTAACATCAATCCTACCTGGTCTTATTAATGCTGAGTCTAAGTTTTCAACATAGTTTGTAGTCATAATGACAATCGTACCATCCTTAGAAAATGCACCATCTAAACAATTTAACAACATTGAGAATGATACACCATTTGGATTATTGTTTTTCCTACCATTAAAATATACATCTACATCTTCAAACACAATAATACCACCATTATTTATTCTGGTAAATAATTTTGGTAATGTTGAATCTTGTTCTAAATTTGTTAGTGATGTGTAGTAAACATCTTTCTTATAATGTTTGGCAATTGCTTGAACTGTTGCAGTTTTCCCATTTCCTGGTAACCCATAAAATATATAACCACGTTTATAAGTTATCCCCCTTTTTAAATACCAGTTTCTATTTTTAAAGAAAGAGTCCAAATCATTTATCAGACAATCTTTACCTTCAAAAAATACATTATCAATATTCTTTGTTGTTATTTCTCCAGAGTATTCCCATTCTCCCCAACTGTTATTTGAATATATTCTTGGTAATCTTTCATTTTTAAATTGTTGATTATATTCAATAACCTCATTTAATAATTTTAATATTGGTTTTTTTGCCAATAAACCTGATACTGTGAATCTATTAAAAAACGCATTTCTTAAATCTTTAGCACCTTCTAATTTTTCTCTACCTTTATTTAATAATAATCTCCTTTTACCATATTTTAAAATAAAAACATCTGAATATTGCCAAATATGTAATTTATCAGTTTTTTCAATTTTATCATCATCATCAAATATATGATTACGTTCTGAATCAACACCACCATTTATTTTATTCGATGATAAACTAGCTTCAACATTTCTATAATTATCTTTATAGTTATGAGTTAACCAACGTTCCATATAAATATATAATTCATCAGTTTCCTCTATTGTTAATGTATATGTGATTTTCCTTTTAATGAAGACCCATAAGGTTTCTGGTATTGATTTTAATTGGTAACCGATATACGTAGCTGCTGATATTAATAGTCCAGCATTTAATAATTCGTTTGAATGCATATTTTTAGTTTAAATTGTTTTGCAAATATACTTAAAAATTATATTTATTTTTTGATTTGATTAAATATATTTAATTTAATGACTGAAATTAAAAAGGTTTATCTTTTGGCTAATTCTGAATGGACTCAATTTAAAATTGGGGTAACTAGAAAAGATGTTAATGAAAGGATTGGTAATTTAAAGACTGGTAACGGTTCGGAAATATCTTTGATTAATACATTTGAATCGAATCACTACAAAAAGATTGAAAAAATGTTACATAAAAAATATAATTCCAAAAGATTAATTGGTGAATGGTTTGAATTATCCGATGATGATATTATCAGATTTAAAGATGATTGCCAAAAACTTCATGATGCTTTTGAATTTTTAAAAAAATCAGATAACCCATTCATTTAATTATAATCTGAATCATCAAGCATTGATTTAAGATTAATTAATTCAATATTGACTCTTTTTAACTCATCGTTCAATATCTTAATATCATCCAATTTTTCCTTAAATAACTCAAATGATTCAGTAATTAACTTCAATTCGTTATTGGTTAAATCTTCAATGCTAACAGTTATTTTGTTAGATAATAACTTAATGTATTTATCCCTAAGAGATTCCATAATATTCTTTTCTAATTTTAATTAATAACTCATTAATTAAATCCATATTTACTTTATTTGGTAAATCAGAATTATCAAATATACTATCCATTTCTTTTATTGATTCTTCAGCTTCATTAATTAATGATTCTAAATCAAATTCACCCTTTCTAATTGATAGTAAATATTCCCTATCACTTCTACGAACTTGTATACCATCACCTATACCAATTTCTTTAGCCATATTAATTAATCTTATGCAATGCATAATATTTTTTCCATCTAAAGATTGACCGTGTTTTACAGTTTCAACATACCTAGCTTCGTTTCTATTATTTAACCATTCTTGGTAAGATAAATAATCTTTACAATGTTGAGTGTAAGCATCTTTATTATATGTGATTAGACATATTGGTGTTTGACCTTTTGGGATACTTGAAAGTCTTAACTGGTTTGATTCAGCAACGTTAGCACCTTCACCAGTTTTAACAATACCTTTGTAACCAAAACCCATTGATTCACCCTCTTCTTTTCTCCATGCTTTAGCTGCTTCCCTCATATGTTCTGGAATTTTTTCATTAAAGCAATTATTAGCATCAACATCAAAATAAACCGCATATAAATCTCTAGCATTTGACACATTTACAACTCCACAAAATTTTTCATTATAACGGGTGTTCCAACTTTTCCATTGTATGGTTTGACCATTTTCAATTACATAAACAAAATCAAGAATATCTTTTCTGGTCACCTTATCTTGCTCCCAGTTTTGTTTTTTATTTAATCCTTTAGCTTTGGATATTTGACTCGATGCATATTTACCGAATGAATTCCTACATATTTTTGTTATGAACTCATTTTTTCTTTCAGTTATTAAATCAAATAATGGGTGTTTATAAATAATACAATCATCAGGTATATTTAGGAGTTCCAATATATTTGGGTTATTTGTACCAACCAATGATAAGAATCTACCTAACTCATAAAAAGTAATATCATTATTTTCATCATTAATTTGTTCTGGATATTTACCACATAAGTAATCATCCAATTCACATATAAAAACCCCACGTTTATCGATATCAGATGTTTCTATATTCAAACCGTAAGCGTGGCTACCTGAAATAGCTTCTAATACTATTAGGTTGTTATTTTTGATGTAATCTAATGTATATTTATTTTGCATTTTTTTTTAATTATGATACAAATATAATAATAACTTTTTAATTTACAAAAAAATTTAATAAAATAATTAATATTTTAAAAAAATAAATACTATTTATATAAAAAGAAATATTATGGAATGGCGTAAAAAAATATTAAATTGGATTCATTGGTTATTCAGTGATGAAAAGGGTAATCCTTCATCAAAAAGATTTATAGGGTTAATTTGTGGGTTATCACTTTGTATCGCTTTATTTATTAGTCAATTCACTGGTCATAACCCATCTGATAATTTAGTTGACGCTGTAGCTTTATTAGCATTTGGTACACTAGGTTTAACATCATTAGATAGATTCTTTAATAAGAAAAACAAAATAGATAGTGATAAACCAGAATCAAATTCTTAAATAAGATTAAAATTGCCTTGTGTCATCAACGAATAACTTTGGATTTAATTCAATCCAATTAATTATTGGTTGTTGGAATGCTGGCGGTAATGGAAATCCATTCATGTATAAAACATCAGCAACGATATGAAATTCTTCACCAAGTTTAAATTGTAACGGTTGTGGTATATTTTGGAATTTAACTTCCATTGGTTTTTTTAACCTAAAAACCTTATTCGAATATTTAACTCTGCTCATATTATTTTATATTATTTTTTACTGTCATATTCTAAACTCATAAATTTGCAAGAAAATTTACTATCTAAACTTCTAATAACAATACCTTCAATAAGGTTTGTTTTAAAATAATCATTACAAGTTTTTATTAATTCTTCCTTAGTTTCAAATCTTTGATTAAATACGATATCACATCGATTTAAATCCAAAGTATTACATAACTCATTAAATTCCTTTTCAGACATTTTCTTTGCTGAACCACTTGATAAATCATCAGCACCAAAGAACTTAATATTTTCATTATTCTTTGCATCAGGATTATTTTTGTTTCCACTACCTTTCCAACTTTGACCATTACCTTCACCTCTTAATGCAATCTTAATATTATTTTCCTTGCAATATGTTTTAAGTTTTTCAAGATAAGGTTTTGCTAATGATATAAACTTATCATCATTTTCAACCGTTTGGTATATTTTTAAATCTGGTTTATAACCAAATATTTTTTTAACCTTATCAAAAAACCCTTCTTTTCTATAACCAACAACTTTAGTGATTTGCAAAGGTTTTAATAAGTTTCTTGAACAAATTCCATACTCATTAAGATTATCAAATATTGTTATTGAACTACCATCAGTTTTTATCGTTCCAATATATTCACAAGGAAATACCATTTTATTTGAAACGTTATTAAAATTTGTTTCATCGGTCTTATATAAATAAGATGGGAATGGTTTTCCACCAGATTGTTTGCCACCACTTGTGGTATCAGGTTCCTCATATTTGGTTATGCCAAGTTGTTCGGTTAAGTTATCACCTTTTAAATTGTTTTTAGTAATATAATCTTGAACCTCATTAAGTGGTAATAATATTCCAACTGAATATATTTTTTCGTTATCACCAATATGAAAGTTGAATGATTTTGCTCTAATTCTGTTTTTTGAACCCAACATACTTTTCTTTGGGTCACCACCTGGTCTAATAAAACATTCAAACAATTCAATGTCTGGAAGGTTATAATCTGGTTGAATATAAATTACTTTGTCACCAGGTTGGTATAAGTCTTTTTGAGCAACCAATGTAAAATCATTTTCTTCCAATAAAACTTGTTCAATTTTTAATGCTGGTTCTTCACCTTTATATAATGTTTTGAAACCTTTAATTGTTACAATTTGAACAGCATCAATAGTTTGATTATTAATATACATATTATCTTATTTTTTACCTTTAATTTCTTTAATTAATTCTCTAATTTCTATAAATGATAATTCACTTAATAATAACATTAATTCATTACCTTCCATCATTTTTTTAGCAGCGAACATACTACATAAATCAGTGAATGTTTTCATGTCTTCAATATCACCAACTAATGAACTAATAAATATAATAGAATTACCAGTACTTAATATATTAAAATCATCTTTTTCCTCACCTTCTGATATTAAAGCTTCACCTATCTTTAATAATTTCATTGACAACTCGTCATAACGCTCCAAATTCTTCATATTTAATTTATTTTTTGCAAATATACTAAATATATTTTAGATTAATGTTTTAATTTTAATTATTTAATTCAAATCTTTCAACTGGTTCAATTGTTTGAGGTGGAATATTTTCTAGCGTATAAATACCACCCTCAAAATTAGGGTCATTAAAAAATCTTATTCTATTTGAAAAACCTTTAACTTGAATATTCAAAATAACGAAACAATTATTTGAGGTTATTGATGATTTTATTTTGGATAAATCCTTTAATTTTTCTTTATTCAATGAGAAATATATTCTATTCTCAAAATTGAAGTAATCAAGGGAGTCATGAGGGGTTAAACCTATTTTTTGAATCTTTTTTAATTTATCACATGTTGTTAAATGATAAATATGTTCTGGGATATCATCAACTTCGATATCGAATTTGGCTTCATATTGCAAGGTAACATTTCCATTTGAATGTTTTAAAAAATCTAATTTATCTTTTGTTGGTGTTTTTCCAGCTATTGAAACTCCGTGAAACCAACCGAAAAGATTTTGCATAAAATCATTTAAACTTTTATATTTTTCTTTGTTGTTTTTTGATAAGAGAAAATTAATGTTTATTGTTTTATTATTATATGCAACATCAAAGAAACCTCTTTTTTTTAATTCTTTAATAACCTTTGTTGGTGGGTAAGAGAAAATTAAACCCTCATATAAAACTTTTCGTTCTAATTCTTCTTTAATTAAAATTTTTAAAAATTCTTCATTATTCATATTATTTTTTTTTATAAAATTTAAACAAAACAACTTTCAGTTTCAAACCAATATGGAATTTCTCTATTTTTCCAAGAACAAATGGATTGTTTGTGTTTAATATAATATTCTCTGTAGGATTCAACGGCATTCCCAATTTTGCATTCATCTGGCATTGCCAATGCAAATTCAGTTATGTCACCCTTTTCAATTAAATTTGGTTTATTAATAATGCACCATTCAACGACATCTTGTGATTTATGTCGTTTTCCATATCTGTAGGTATATTCCTTACATAATTCCAAACATAAATCAGCCAACCAAATGTAATTTTCAATACATTCTCTGGTCCAGATTGCACAAGGATGATTTTTGTGGGTTAATTTGTAGGGTGCTTCACTATCAGTGAGCCAATGTGCGGAACATAATAATTGATTGTATTCAATTATCATTTTGACAACATGACGATTTGCGTGATATTCAGCGCATTTTTTTAGGTTTGAATCTAAAACAAATATATTCATAATTTTTAATTTGGTACAAATATAAACTGAATATTTTAAATAACCAAATTAAAATTTATTTTTTTTAATAATCATCAGTATTTTGATTTTTATAACTTATCTTATTTCACTCAAATAATTACTTAAACGTTTTGTTTCCTCAATTAAAGTTTCTAGTTTGTAAATTTTATCTTCATTTTGATTAAAGTCACCTCTTAATTCTTCAATTTTAGACTCAATCTTTTTAATAATATTATAATAAGACATTTCTAAATCAGAATTAAAATCATCACCTTCCCTTGAATAATTTTCGTTATTAGTTTCAGAATTTAAATCATTCAAAATTGCTTGTTGCTTTTCATATTCATCACCACCAACTTCTAAATAATCACCAGTTGGCATATCACCGTAATCATCTCCACCAAATCCATTTTCAATAATCAAACCTTTTGATTGCAAATATCTTTGTTCGGCCAATAAATTAACCTTTATAATATTATTTTTTTTGTCAAATCTTCTCATGATTTTATTTTATTAATAAATATATAGAATTAATAAAAAAACCACCTTTTGATGGTTAATTATATGAAGCTATTAAATACATCAATTTCCATGATGTTTATAGCTTTACCTAACTCAGCTCCAGGTTTTTCTATTTTATATTTATCCATTGCTTCTTGTCCTGTAATATTAGGTAATTTTAAATATTCTTCAAAAGAATCTAACAATTGCGTGCTAATCCACATATTGACACCAAAGTTTCTTAATTTGTCACTACATAAACCAGATTTAATGAATAATCTCTTTAATCTTGGTGCTGTTTCAATATCCAAGTCTAACATTGAAATTAATGTTGTTATCTTTCTAATCTCATCAATGCTATATTTTAATTCGTTTAATTTTTTAGATAAAACTGATGAGCCATTTTTGTGTAATAACATTGATATTAAAACTATTGGGTCATCATTATCTATAAATCGTTTATCAATAATTAAATCTTTGAATATCCAATCAAATAAATTATATCTGTCAACCAATTCTAAATAGTTTTTACTTGACTTTGCTGATACTAAACCTTTGATAAATTCATCCCTAATCCTTTCACCAGAAATACCCTCAAGTTTCAAATCTTTAATTAATGCTAAATCAGTTTCATTATCAATATTAGAACCAAATCTAGCAGCAAAACGAATAATCCTTAATATTCTCAATTTGTCCTCATTAAACCTATCTTCAGCTTTACCAACAGTTTTTATTATTCCATTTTTAATATCAGAATACCCATCAACCAAATCAATTATCTCTTTAGTTTCAATATCATAATATAATGCATTACAAGTTAAATCCCTTCTAGCTGAATCAGTTTCTATATCTGAAAAATATACAGTTTCTGGTCTTCTTTTGTCTTTATCACTATAACATTCACCTCTAAAAGTTGCGATTTCATATTCATATTTATCAGTAAAAACATTTATAACTCCAAATGCTTTTCCAGTTGCTAATGTTTTAAAGCCAGAGTTGTTCATTATTTCTTCAACCTTATCTGGAACCGCATCAGTCACCAAATCATAATCTTTTATTTTGTTGTTTAATAATGCATCACGAACTGAACCACCAACTAGATATAGGATATATCCATTTTTTTTAAATATTTGTTGGATATGTTGGATATCTGTAGGTACTTGGATATCAAATTTAATTCTTTTTTCCATTATTAAAATTATTTAATTAATGCAAATATAAACAGAATATATTAAATAACCAAATATTATTTCTTTTTAACTCTTTTTTTAATTGTTTTTGATTTTTTTCTTTTCTTAGATTTTTTCATAAAACCACCAATACCACCAACTTTAAGATTCATACAGTTACCATCGTTAACTTTACTGTGGTTCGTAAAGCCCAATCATCTTCAGTGGGTGGGATGTAAGAACCTTTATTATAGTACAAATATACTCTAATTTTTAAATTAAAACAACTTTATTGATTATTTATATAATTTTTAACAGTATTTTCATCCGTATAACCGACAGAACTAACAAAATAACCATCACTCCATAATGTTTTTTCTTTAAAATAATATCTATTCAAATAACTACTATAATGATTCCATGAAATTATTGTACTTTCTTGTTTAATTACCCTAACAATTGAATTAATGGTTAAATTTGGCGTGAATGATATTAACATATGTATATGGTTTTTATCACTATTTATTAAATTTATTTCAAAATCATATTTTAATGAAATTAATTTAATATTTTCTTTAATAAAATCATTAAAACTATTAATTAAAATAGATTTTCTGTATTTAGTAACTAAAACTAAATGTATTTTTAAATAATATTTACGTCTATTTTTAGAATTTATTTTATTATTATTTAACTTTTTCATGATTACCATATATTTATATATTAGAACGACTAGTAAAATTAATATGAAAACATATAATATAAGATTATTTCCAGATGTAAATCAAGTAAGTCAGTTACTTGAACTATCGTCTATTAGAAATAACTTATGGAACACATTAATCGATATTGAACAATTTGAATACGAAGATAATAAAAAAATAGTTCATAACTATGAATTAGATAAAAGAATTACTGAATTAAGAAAAAATACTAACGTATCTAAACTTAATTCTAAAGCGTGTCAACGTATATCTAAAGAAGTTTATTCATCTTATCAGTCCTTCTTTAAATTAATACAAAAAGATAAAACGGCTAAACCACCACGTAAAATAGAAGATGTTAGTAAATTACATACTATTGTATTTAATCAAAGTGGATGGATTATTAACTCTAATGAAGTAATTACTATTAATAAAATTAAATTTAAATATAAATCACATTTAGATATAACTAAATTAGATATAAAAGAGATTAGAATTAAATTTATTAATAATAAATGGATATGTGATATATGTGTTAATGATAATGTCGTCTATGACGACATTATCCAGCAAGACAATAAAGTATTAGCAATTGATTTGGGGTTAAAACGATTAGGTACTGGTGTAGATAATAAAGGTAAGGTTATTGTAATTAAAAACAAATCAAAGAAAATATCTAAATATTATTTAAAACAAATTAGTAAGGTACAGAATAAATTAAGTAATACAAATAAAGGTAGTAAACGAAATGATAAATTAAAATTAGTATTAAATAAATTATATAATAAAAAGAATAAACAAGTAAAACAAACTCTACATACTCAGAGTAAAGAATTATTGAGTATGAACTATAAATGTATAGTTATTGGTGACCTATCGGTCAAAAAGTTAATGAGTAGTGGTGATGGTAAATATAATGGTTTAAATAAATCATTTCATCAGAGTAATATATCCATGTTTGTGGATATGTTAAAATATAAATCATATATGTTTAAAACAGATATTATAAAGATAAATGAAGCATATACCACACAATTAAATTGTTTAACTGGTAAACAATTTAAAGATAAAATAACTTTAAGTGATAGGTCAGTTAAATTAAGTAATGATATAGAAATAGATAGAGATTTAAACGCATCTATTAATATTTTAGAAAGGTATTTTAACAACCATCTTGCTGCAATGACACAGCCATTGGATAAATCCAATGTGATTCATAGATTCAATCTAATGAATAAATCATCTCTTATTGAGAAACCCATGGTTCTTTAGACCATGGGAGAATGTCATTTTTGTTAACAATTAATTTTTCTCTTTCAGCTAATATTTCCCTACTTTCAACAATCTCAAGAATTTCAACCTTATGATTTTCTTTTCCATATCTTTTAATTGAAAATTTTAAGGCTTTGCCAGAACCCATATAACCATCTTCCAGGTTATCGGTTGAATGCATTCCAATATAATATTTTTTGTTGATTAAACAGGTTGTTTTATATATAATATGATATTTTTTATCAGATTGACTCATATTATATATTAATATAATTTATTTTTTAGGTTTGTTATTGTAACCACATTTGTGACATAAATATAAATCTTCTTTTTTTGATTCCGATTCTTTCCAACTCCAACCGCAATTTTTGCATTTAATTTTTTTATCAACTGATTCAGTTAACCATTCGTCCAAACTCATATCTTTATCAAATGATTTATCCAATAAATCACCAATTTGGGTCATTATCTCATTTCGCCTTAACAATTTGAAAGTTATGTTTTCAGGTGAAAATTCCCCACCATCTTCCAATCCAGATTGTCTCATTTTCTTAATTTTATCCTTAAGTTTTTCCAATCTTTTGGTTACAATATCAAATTTACCTTTTTTATATTCTTTTTTAATATCTGATAATGTATTAACAATCGAATTATATTTTACCTTTATTAAATCCTTGTCAATTTTTGGATTAACTTTTTCAGGTTTAGTTAACCATTCATCATTCATTAGTGAATATACACCAGTTGAATGATGTTCTTGGTTATTACCCTGAATATATAATTCCACATCATATCCCTTTATTTTAATATCATGCTTATCATTCCATGCTCTGGTTTTAAAATCAATTAATTCCTTAATTAATTCTTCCTTTTCTCCAAACTTTTTAGTATCAATTAAAATATGAATATCAAAATCAGAATATTTTGACCAATTATAATTTGCCAAACTACCAGTTAATGTAATGTCAGATATTGGTATATTTAATTTTAATGTTTTATAATAATCATTTGCAATTTTTATTAATAATTCTTTTAAATTTGATTTAATTTGATTTTCATTTTGCCAAACTTCTGGATTTAGTGTATCCTTTATTTTAAATGATGAAAAATCCAATTCATTGGTTACCTCATTCAATGATGCATCAATCATTAAACCTTCCCTCAATAATTTTTTAATAAAAATATTCATATAATATAAATATAAAAATAAATAAAAAAAGCCCATTTTTCAATGAGCTTAATTGTTTTCAGGTTAATGTTTTAAGATTCAAATTCTTATTTTTTTAATTTGCTGAAATTAACCTTTAATATTTGTTTCAAGTTTCTCAACAACAAGAAATATTTCTTGTTTTGTTGTTATATTGTGTATTACATTCATTACTTTGTAATATTGTTCTTGTCTGGTTATGTAAATTATCTCACCATTTCTTGGTATATGTTTAAGTTTTAGATTTGGGATTATTAATTCCCAACCTTTATCCAATAATGAAACATTATATCTTTTAAACATTATTAATAATATTATTTATTTTTATCAAACCAAGTTATATATTTATAGATATAACAACCAATAAATATTATAGCTATGAAATGTGGATGTGGTAAACCAAAACCTAGACCAACCAAACCAAAAAATTAATTTGATTAATTAAAAGGGGACTTGTTAACAAGTCCCCTTTTTTTATTCAACATCAACCAATTCCAATTCGAAAACCAAAGTTTTTCCAGCCATTGGGTGGTTAGCATCCAAAACAACGGTTGATTCTTTAACCTCTTTAACAATAACGTTAAAGACGCCATTTTCAGTTTCAATTGTTAACATTTCACCAACTTGAACCGTTGGTGGTACAAATTGTTTGTCAACCTCTTGAATCATTTCCTCACGAGGATTACCGTATGCTTCTTCTGGTAACAACGTTACTTTTTTAGTTTCACCAATTGTCATATCTACAACCGCATTTTCAAAACCTGGGATAACCTGATTTGAACCCACTGTGAATGTTATTGGTTCATTTCGGTTAACGGATGAATCAAACACTTGACCATCTTCAAATGTGCCAGTGTAATGTACTTTTACGGTTTTACCGCTTTCAACTTTACTCATAGTTAATTTTTTAATTTTAATTATTATGTTATACTTTTATTTAAAACGAAAAAGTACAAAAAACGTAAAAAGTGGATTAGGGTGGGCTCGAACCACCGTGTTACTAACTCTTCAATGCTTTCTACATGTTTAGGATATAATTTAATCTAATTATCCAAAATCCCACAGTTCCCTTATTACAGTTCGTTCTACTGAAAACTAATCTTCTACCTATTTAGTTTAACCTCCAATAAGTTAGAGTTTTTAGTGGTTTACCACCATCTCATTATCTTAGGCTAATGCTACCTCTCCTGAAACTACTTCTACCGAAGCATTTGCTAGGAAGTTTTCTTCAATGTCAAAAATATTGCCATTTAAACAAATTGATAGGTAATTAAAGCGTTTCCATCTAACGCTACATGCTTGCTATTTACGACTGTTAATAGTCAATTCCAACGTCTAACCCATAAATCAAAGAACTATAATGCAAATATACTAAATATATTTGATTAATGTTAAGATTTTTTTACTTTTTTTGTAATTATTTCATCAATAACACCATATTCAATAGCTTCTTCACTACTTAACCAAAAATCTCTATTTGCATCAATCAAAATTTGTTCTTTAGTTTTGCCAGTATTTTCTGCTAATATTTCAAATAACACATCATTATATTTTTCAGTTTCCTTAAATGAAATTTGCATGTCTGATATAACACCTTGAGCTGATGATGATACCTGATGAATCATAACTCTACTATGTTTTAAACTACTTCGTTTACCTTTAGCTCCAGAGGATAATAAAATACTACCCATAGATGCCGCTAAACCCATATTTACAGTTACAACATCAGATGAAATGTAATTCATAACATCAACGATACCTAAACCACTTAAAACACTACCACCTGGACTAGATATATGTAATTTAATATCACTACATTCAAGATTATCTAAAAATAATAATTGAGCTTGAGTAATAGACATCATATTATCATTTACTGTACCATATAAATGGATAATTCTATCAATCATTAATCTCGAAAAAATATCTAGCTGTGTGGCTCTTAATTCTCTCTCTTCTAAAATATATGGAGTTAAACTATTTTGATATTGTTCCCAGTAATGAAACTGCATACCGCTAACACCCATATGTTTTGTTGCGTACTTCTTAAATTCATTCATATTTTTTACCATTAACCGTTACAACGTATTCTCCAGATTCAATTGAGAATTCGTATTTATCTAAAGTTTCTAATTTATCATCAGCATCACACAACATTTCCAACGCTTCTTCAGCGTTTTTGTAGTAATCATTTGTTGAATGGTCACCGATACCAACTGAATGGTGTGATAATAATTGTAACGTTGCTAATGCTTTTTGTTTTTGAGCTTCAAATGTAGCTCTCAACATATTTTTCAATGGTTTATTCATAATATATTTTTTCTAATGTAAACTGGTGTATATTCACCCATCCAAGCACCTAATATGTTATAGTCGAAATATTCCATAGCTTCTTCGTAAGTCATTCCGTCACGTTCAACCATGATTTCCAACATTTTATCAACGTCATAAGCAACAACATGGCTGAGATTTATTCTCTCAGCCATGCCAATTATTGCTTCATCAAACCCATCACACAATAATGCTTCTGGATTTATTTCTTCAATTTCTTCTCTACTCATTACCCTTCAGCTTCTGCTTCCGCTTCTCTCTCTTGAGAATAGATTAGTTTAATTAATTCTTTTAATTCAACACATTGTTCAGCACCATATTTTTTAAGTAATCCACTAAACGTTGAGAAATCAGCTTTACCAACTACCAACTTGTCTTTTTCATTATCATAATGAATACCAGCTAATGCTTCATCAGCAATAATAACTTTTTGTACCTCATTTAATTGGTCGAAAACAGTTTCATTTAAAACCACAAATACATCAATGTTTGTTTTGTATTTTGTTAAATCGTTAGTTTTAATTAATTTGTAGATATCTTTTTGTCTGTTATTTACCAAAACTTCGATAGTTACATTTCTATCTAAATCAGCGTTAACAATAAGAGTATCAAAAATACTTTTTGTGTCATCAAATGGTTGTTCAAATTTTGCCATACTTTATTTTTTTTAGTTATTAATTAATTAGATAGCAAATATACTAACCTTTTTCTATTTCAACAACATTATTTTCAATATTTTTTAATTTTTCTAATAATTCTCTAGTTTCTTCATTAATTTCTTTTGGTATGTCGACATCTAATATAACCATTAAATCACCAGTTTGACTTGAATTTTGTATCTTCATACCTTTACCTGAAATTCTTAATGTATCACCAATATTATTATATTCAGGTATGTTTATTCTTATTTCACCACCTTCTATTGTTTTTATATCAACCTTACCACCTAATACTAATTTACTATATGGTACTTTTAAGTTTAATCTTAAATTATTACCATCTCTAATAAACGTTTTATGTGGTAATTCATTAAATACTATAATTAATGAACCAGATGTACCATTTTTAATTGCTTGACCCATTCCAGGGTAATTCAAATACATACCATCTTTAATACCAATTGGTATGCTTATTTCAATATTTTCTTCTTTATTTTTAATACCAGAACCACCACAATCATTACATGTTTCAGTATATGTTTCACCAATACCATTACAGTGGTTACATGTTGCAACATTTTGTATAATACCGAATGGTGTTCTTATGTTCTCAACAATAAATCCACCACCATTACAATGTGCACATTTTTTATTATTGAACCCCCCAACTGAATTGCAAGTACCGCAAGCTGAATCTCTATTGTATTTTATTTTTTTGGTTCCACCATTAAATATTTCTTCTAATGTTAATTTAATATTTATTCTGAAATCCCTACCTTTTCTATTTCTAGCTTCAGCTTTTGGGTTAAAGCCGAATCCATACATATCTTGGTAATTTCTATTGTGACCATTTGGTTTGTTATGGCCAAATGTATCATATTCTTTTCGTTTGTTTTCATCACTTAGAATTTCATATGCTTCAGAGATTTCCTTGAATGTTTCTTCATCACCACCAACATCTGGATGTGATTTCTTTGCAAGATTTTTATATGATTTCTTTATATCAGATTGTGTTGCGTTTTTATTTAATCCTAACACTTGGTAGTAATCCCTTTTGCTCATTCTATTTATTTTTTTCTAAATATAGTTATAATTAATAACAAAATAAACAATTAAATTATGTATAGAGTAGTATTGACTAAGAATGGTGAATATAAAAAAACATTGTATAGGAGCAGAACAAGGGAAGCATCATTTGTTCGTTTTAGAAAACTTAAAGAAGAAAATAAATCAGTTATATTTCCAAAAAAAAATATAAATTATAATAAGATAATGCCAGTATCTTATAAAATTCACGTTATTAAGGATACGGAGGAAGGAGATAAATTTAGATTATTAAGAGATAGGTATGGTAAAACTTACCAGGAAAAACCAATGGGTGATTGGACAATATTGGATGATACTGATTATGATATTGAAGAAACTTTTTGGTTATATGGTAGAAACCCAAAAAATGATAGGGTAACAATACATGATTTAATTAAGCCACTATTAGTTGGTGCATATAAACAAAAGTTAACAAAACAAATTATTGTTGTACATAATAAATTAGTCATTTATAGTGAAGAACAATTTGATATGGTTATTTGTAAATGTATTGATGATGCTCAGAGATTACATCATCTATTACATAAAATAGCTAAAAAAAATAAAGCTAAAAATGTATTATTTATGGGTACAGCAACTGAAGCCTCAATATGTAGAATGTATGATATAATTAAAGAAAATACGGGGTGGCCCATCCAAAAAATATGGAGAACCACCACTAGACCGTAATTTAATTAAATCCCTTCGTCAGCACCTTGACCAATATCAAATGATTTAGTTAACTCATTGATAATTTTATTGATGCGTTCAATATCAGTTTCTTGCATTGTTACAGGATTAAGGCATTCAATACGCTCTTGTTCATCAGTTGGTAAGAAAAAAGCCATACAGTTAGCTTCTCGTTCAGCGATAGCATTATTTACTGAATCAGCAAATGCTCTTATAATATCCCCATTCATCATCATTTCACGATTTAAATAGAAAACTAAAATTAAAGGATGTTCATTCTTGTTCATAAATTATTGGTTTATATATTCGTTATAATTCATTTCTTCAACAATTTCAATGTTTCCGAATTGATTTCTTAAATTATTAATTACATTTGTTTTTGTTTCATTTGTTGCGTATTCACACACCAAAGGATTATTGATTAAATCAGAAACATAAATCAAATAATTTGTACCTTCCTCATTAATTTCTTTTGTGATAATCTTCATAATAAAATTTTAATATTATTTCTTGTTATTGATTAACATTACCGATTTTTTTTGACACTGTAAATAAATAAACAAAAAAAAACCGAATATTTCTATTCGGTTTTAAATGACTGTTTCAGAATGCTGGAGCTATATAGCCTAACTCTGTTTGGCTTTGTTAACTTTGTATTTGTTTACTGAGTAACCAACAGTAATTGCATCTGGGACATCAGTCCCAGATTTCGCTCTGATTGTATAGTTTATTTTTTAATCTTTGCGGTATGCATTCTTTGTACAGTTTATTTTTAAATAGTTATAATTGAATATCTTTCGTTATTTATAATGTCCATCATCATAGAATATGGTGTTAAATCTTTACCTGATAACAAACTGGTTAATAATGAAGGTGAGAACCCACTAACTAACGCAACGTTATTTTCATTAAATTGAACTGGGAAATTACTATTTCTAGCATGAATATTCCAGTATACAATTTTTGGTAATTTATATCCAGCTTCAGAATAAGCTAATTCAAATAATTCTTGAGCTCTTTTATCACAATTACCTCTAACCCCACTATTGAACTCCATATCTGATAGAATTAATATCATAGATGGCATTTCTGATTCAGGTACATTATTTGTAATAGCAGAATTAAGGATTTTATCAAAAACACTTTCAATATTTGTTGACATACCCCACTCAGAAGTTGATAATTGTTTATATCTGTGAGATAATGAACCTTTCAATACTTGTAGTTCTGGTCTCTCTGAGAATGTCATAAACACATCTTTAAACGCACCTTCGTTTCTTTCTGATATATACAACCCTAAAGAGATTGCAACATCCATACAAGTAATATTTGGATTATTTCCAGCTGCACATTCCATTGAACCAGATACGTCAACAACTGGTAGAAAACTTTCATTATTATTTTCCAAATAATTTGGTAATGAATCCCATTGCGCATCAGCACCTTTTGAATTACCAAATTTTAAATTCTTAACGATGTCATATGGATATACAGCACCAGCATTAATTTTAACATCACCCTTTTTAACTGATTCCAAATAGTCTAAAAATCTATCATTATCTCTTTTCGTGAAAGATGTCATGTAACTTGACATTGCTTTTGATGGTACGTGAGAGTAATTAATATCACCAAATCTATTTGAACACATTAATTGTTCAACAGTTTTTGATGATTCTGATAACATTTTTCTATAAGCTGCTGGTGTTAATTTTAAGAATTTTCTTAAAACGTTTGCTTGCCTTTTCTTTTCTCTATTATTAACATTTGGTCTTGGTAACCATTTTGATAACAACCCATTACCTTTATTTAATTCATTAGAAATTAATGTTAATACATCATTTTCAAGTGGTGAACCAATTAAACATAAAATATCATCCCATCTACCAAATTCTGATATTAAGTGAATATTTTTTCTCATAACATCAGTCCTATTGTTTGCAAGGTATGTTATAATATCTTTAAAGATTTGTCTCTCACCAGCACCACCTCTAACATCTCTAACCCAGAATAATATTCTCATCGCTGTCAATGCATCTTCTTCGTATGCTTTAACAAATAGATTAATCAGTCTATTTGTTTCTTGACCACGCATTGCTCCAATCTGGAAAAATAAATTAACACAATCATTCAATGATGACGAATTCGTAGGCATTCCGTTTTCGGTGAATGTGTTTTTTGTCTGAAGGGCATCTACTAATTTCATGGTTGTGTTTTTAATTAACTTTGCAAATATACTATCAATTTTTTAAAAAAGCAATAATTTTTTTATATTTTTTTTAACCAAGCTTTAATTATATTTGTATTGTTCTGTAAATCAGTAAATTCTATATTATTTAATTCACCATCTTGAACAGCATATGAGCTAATTTGACCTGAATAATTACTTTTTATTTTTTTAAACCTATTTATTAATATAATAGTTATAAATTTTAATAAATAAAGGTTATGATTAATAAAATATGTAATAAATGTGGTGAAGAAAAGAATATAATTTTTTTTAGTGAGCGAAAAGCGAATAAAGATGGTTTTAAAAATCAATGTAAAGAATGTATTAGTAGCGATAATAAAAAATTATACCAAGCTAATTTGCTTCAAAATAAAAACTATAATAAAATAAAAAACAAAAAATATAATGAGTACCAATCTAAATATCGAGAAGAAAATAAAGAAAAGTTGAAGATTAAAAATAAAAAATACCGAGAAGAAAATAAAGAAAAGTTAAAAATTAAAAACAAAAAATACCGAGAAGAAAATAAAATATCAATTCTAAAATCTAAATTAAATTATAAAAAAATAAAAAGAAAAAATGATATTATTTTTAGAATTAAAGATAATTTATCATCATTAGTTAGACAATCAATTAAAAATAACGGTTATACTAAATCATCTAAAACACAAGACATACTTGGATGTTCTTTCGAAGAATTTAAAACCCATATCGAATCACAATGGGAAGATTGGATGGGGTGGGATAATTATGGTAATCCAAAAGATGGTATATATGAATTAAATAAGACATGGGACTTAGACCACATCAAACCTTTGGTTTTGGTTAAATCAGAAAAAGATGCAATTAAATTAAATCATTATACTAACTTCCAACCATTGTGTAGTTACATCAATAGATTTATAAAAAAAGGTAACTATTGAATTCTTATAAACCAAGCCCTAATTTTAGTAGTATTGTTCTGTAAATCAACAAATTCAATATTACTCATGTACCAATCATTAATAAAAAATTCACCAACTTGAGTCGAATAATTACTACCGCCAAAGGGGTAAAAATAATATAAGGTTATACTTTTATTTGTTGAACCAGTTATTTGAGA